TCATAAGGATTCTTTGCGTTCTTGCTGCAAATGGTTGATTTCGCTTACATATTTGCTGGCCGGGATGGCTTTCATATCTTTTGGAGAATTATGGACACTATGCTCTATAGCCTGTACATCCGGTATAGCCTCTTTGTGAAAATCGTTTCTTTGAATGTGCTTCAAGGCGTGGTTATATGCTCTAAGCTGCCCGTCTCTGGACAACCTTGCATTTATAAAAATGGAAAAAGTACCATCCTCATTGCTGGATACAGCTTCGTTTGTTCCATCAGGTAAATTTATTAAAGAGACAAATATGTCCTCTTTGAATTGATCAGTCAATATTACCACGTTCCTTTCTTTTCAACGCAAGTAACATATTATGGACAGCTTCCAAATCTTCTGGTTCAGCATCCTGCGCGGAATCAAACAGCAGCCTCAATTCTTTGTTCTCAAATAGTTTTTGCGCCATTTCTGCAGTTTTAGGGTTTGTATAATAGACCTGTTCTTCACCAGTTAACAGATATTCAATGCTTACATCAAAATATCCTGCAATATCCTGCAGCCGGTCATCCGGAAAAACACCCTTCCTTAGCTGTCCGATATATCCATTAGAATAACCTAAATCTTTTTCTAACTTAGAGATGGGGATTTTTCTTTCTTTGCATATGCTTTTTACGCGTTCTACGCTATTCATGGAGTGCCTCCTGTGAAATAGAGAAAAGGTACAAAAAATTAGTTGACAATTTAGAGAAAACCCTATATCATATAATTAAATTTAGAGAACAGCCTAAATATGAAATGGTATAATCTCAAAAGTTACTTTTGTTAATACACATTTTAGGCTATTCTCTATAAAAAGTCAATATAATTCAATATTTTCTCTAAAAAGAAAAGAATGGAGGATTAGAAAATGGTAGGGATTATGTTAGAGGTTATTTTATTTTTAGGTAGTGCATTAATAATTGTAGCGTTGATTGGCTTGATACTAGCTGTATCTGCTGGAACAATTAAGGGCATATTTAAAACGCCTGAGGAGGATAATGAAGCTGACTAAGAAAAAAGATGATAGGCCGTGGCGTGAATTTACACCGCAGGAAATTTATTCAATTGTGTGCAGAGATTGTGTGTGCTGCAAATATTCTCTGGGTACTCCGGATGATCAAAATATTTACGCAGTAAGTTGTGACTATATGAGGATGGAGAATCAACGCAGACCATGCAGACCGGGACAGTGCAGAAGGTGTGGAGTGTTTCGGGAAAAGGTGAAAGACAATCAGAGTTTTTGGTGAAGGAGGTCATTATTATTACAGTAAAAGAATATTTGATGCTTGTAAGTAAGAAGGATGCCGAATTAGATAATCTGCAAAATGATAAGGAATCATTGGAAGCGATGCTATATTCATTCGGAGGGAGAATAGACGGTGATCGAGTGCAAAGTTCAAGGGAAAATGATAAATTTGGTTCTCTGTTCTCGCGAATTGATGAGAAAGAACAGAAAATTATTTCTGCTATTGAAGAATTGATTAATTTTAAGCTTCGCGTGTCAGGCCAGATAAATGCGCTGAAGGATAAACGGCATGTAAAATTGTTGTATATGCGGTATATACAGTATCAATCCTTCGAGACAATTTCAGTTGAAATGGGATATACATATCAGTATCTGATCGAGCTGCACGGACAAGCTTTGAAGGAATTTTCGAAAACCTATAAAACACTATTGAAAACCTATGAAGCAGCCTGATATAGTGTAACATATAAAGTTGAGTGAAGCGCATTCCTGATGGGGAGTGTGCTTTTACTTTATAAATACAAAGTTTTTCAGGAGGTGAAATTACATGTATTAAAGAACACTGGTAAGAATGTCTATGCTGGAAGCAGAAAAAGATAAGCGTAGATATGAAACACATTAAAAGCTATGAAATGAAAAAGGAAGGGAAAAATGATACTAAGCAAACTGGGATTGGTTGACTTAATAACCGCAATTCAAAGCAAAGTAGAAACGAAAACAGAGCTCAGATGTTATGGAGATATTCCGTTAAACACACCGGGCCCTTTTTATTTTGTTGAAATAATTGGAAGGCGTCCCCAAAACACAAAGGCAATGTGGTGTGAAGTGTTTCGGGTAAAAATTCACGTTATCGCGGAACCTTCCGGGAGCAGTATACAAGTCTATGAATTGATTGAGAAGCTGGAAGAATCCTTACAGGAGGGAATTGAGATTCCGGAAAAATTCAGATTATTGCTCCAGACAAATCAAGGATTGCAAGTTATTAACGAGGATGAAACAAGCGAAAAACGAGCGACTTTAGCATACGATTTTAAGGTGTGTTACGGATTTAGAGCTAAATAGAAAGGGAATGGTGAAAATATGTCAAATATTTTTGATAACAATGTATATTGTGATTTTAGTGCAAATGCTGCAAAGGCGTTGGCGGGTAAAGATATCCTGCTTGCTATTTTTAATTCTACGGGAGAGCAATTACTTGCTGTTTCCGGTCAGCAGGGATTAACAATCAATCGTTCTGCTGATGCGATTGAGGTTACCAGCAAAGATACAAAGGGCGGATGGAAAGCTAAAATCGCCGGAATGAAAGAATGGAGCATTGAAAACGATGGTCTCTATGTCCCGTCAGATGAAACTCACAAAGAGCTTGGTAAAGTCTTTGACGAAGGCGGCATGGTATGCTTAAAAGTAATCAATGCAAAGGACAAAAAAGGTATGTTCGGCGGACTTGCAGTAGTGTCTGAGTACAGTATGGAAGCACCGTTTGACGATGCTATGACATACAGTATTTCACTGGAAGGTAACGGGGCACTTGTTGATCTGACGGCATTAAGCAGTGAAGACAGCGCTAATACAACTACAATGCCGGAAGGCATGTAATCATTGGGAGGACATAAGGCATGTTTGAAATGAATGGAAAAGAATATGAGCTGAAATTCAATCTGAAAAGAATTGAGTTGATTGAATCAGCAACGGGTGAACCTCTGATGGCTTCATTACAAAAAAACAGAGCAATGCTTTCTGTTTCACATTTGAAAGTTTATTTTTCCCTTGCTTTAAAGGAGAGCGGATCGGATGCGTTTGTTCCTGCGAAAAAGGGGCAGGAATTCGCAGAGGAATTAATTGAAAGCGAAGGTTATGAATTTGTGAACATGAGTGTTGTAGAAGCACTGCAGAGGGATTGCCCTTTTTTCTTCCGAGTCGCTTAGTCGACTTTGAATATTTTGAACAGGATACCCCGGACGAAGAGTACAGCAAACTGGCGAAGGACTATCAAGGTGAGATAGACTTTGCCTTTTTTGTTGTCAACTTTGGATATACAAAAGCAGATTATGAGTCACTCACTCTACGAGATAAAATTTTTATTTACAAGGCATGGGAAAATAAAATAGTTTCTGACAGCAGCCATACGCGGAATGCATTCATGAATGGATATCTGAATGCACGGCGTAAAAAAGGAAAGAAGTTTATTGAGCTATGGAAAAAGAAACAAAAGAGGTTAAACAAAGAAGTGGCGAAAGAAAATAAGAATTTGATCATGAATATTGAAGAAGGAGAAGGAAAGTCCTGGGTTGATTTGATTTATAAAGAAAATGGATTAATGAGAGGAGGTGTAAAAAATGGCCAGTAAAAAAGAAGATACCAAAGGTGCAGATAATGTAAGTACTATAAAAAAAGCCTTCCAGGATGCACAAGGTGCTCTTGACAAATTTTCCTCTAATATAACAACAACGCAGGAAAAAGTAGCAGGTTTTGGTAAGGCTTTTAAACCGTTTTCAGATGCTGCCGGTGCGCTTCAAAAGCTTGGTAAAATAATGGGATTTATTGTCCCGGAAGGTTTATCAAATAAAATGCTGGAAATCGTTGTTGCAACTGCTCCGCTGGCTACATCGTTAGGCGGAATTTTGGAGCAAGCTCCAAAGATAAGCGGAGTCTTTTCACAGTTAAGCGGG